ATAGGTACAGATATGTATTTTAGAATACGTCCTATTCCTGTACAAAGAACTTCTTTAGATAACTTAGCTAAATGCAAACTACCTTATAATGGTAGAGTATTTTCTGCTATCAATTCTCGTAATATATCATTGGTAACTTTAGGTATACCTTACCAAATACTTTATAATGCTACAATGCATCGTCTTAAATTAGCTATGGCTAAGATGAAAGATGATATGGCTGTTGTAGATTATAACTGGAAACCTAAGAATATGTCAATGGATGAGTGGTTGTTAACTGCTGATATGACATCTATCTTGTTTGTTGATTATAACAAAGAAGGTGTAAAACAAAATCATCAGCATCAATCAACTTTAAGATTAGCATCATCTACAATATCTGCTTATATAGAACTGTTACGTTTTATTAAACAAGAATGGGATGAGGTTTGTGGTATTACTCGTCAAAGAGAAGGTAGTATTACAAGTTCTGAAACAGTAGGTGGTGTAGAAAGAGCTGTGGTTCAATCTTCACTTATTACTGAAATATTCTTTAGTAAGTTTGAGCATTTTATGAATAGGGAATATCAAGGATTACTTGACTATTCAAAATTTGCCTGGATTGAAGGAAAGAAAACAAGTTATGTTCAGCCTGATACCGGTAAAATAGTTTATATGGATGTTGATCCTATTGAACATAGTGAAGCTGAGTACGGTATATTTGTTGCTAACTCTTCAAGACAATTAGAGAAGTTAAAGAAGCTTGAAGCTCAGATTCAGAATTTAATTCAGAATGGAGTTAAAGGTTCTACTATTGTTGATATAATGGATACAGATAACTTTGCTGAAATGAAAGCTAAGTTTTTGTATGCAGAACAAAAGATGGATGAATATCAACAACAAATGCAACAACAACAAGGTGAACAACAAAAAGAAGTTTTAGCTATGCAAGATCAGTTAGCTGCTGCTCAACATGAAAGAGAACTTGAGAAGATAGACAGAAAAGGTGAATGGGATGTACGTAAAGCTGAAATTACAGCTTATGCTATAGACGAAGGATCAAATGTTGATGCTATACATAAAGCTGCTAAGTTAGATCTTGAACAACAGCAGATAAATATAAGACAGGAAGAGTTGAATCTAAGAGAAAGAGACTCTCAAAGAAAGGCTGATGTTCAAAGAGAAAAGACTGCAAGCAATGAAAAAATAGCTAAAACAAAGACAGTTTCAAAAGAGAAAAAATAAACCTTAGTGTAATATATAAATAGCTCAGAAAAAAATACTGAGTTATTTATATTAAAACATTGATAAATATTAATTTTACAACGATTATGAGTAAAGAAAATGAAGAGTTGGACTTTGATGTTACTAACATTGAAGACCCAATTGAAGTAGGAGCTGGTTTGGAATCAGAGCCTACAAAAACAGAAGAAAAACCAAATGAGGTAAAGGACGAAAAACCTGAACCTAAAAAAAGAGGTCCTAAACCTAAAAATGGAAAACCTGAAGGAACTGAAACTAAGTCAAACACAGAAGAAACTACTAGACGAGTTTCTGAGGACGAAGAATCAGAATCGGACGAAGAAGAATCAGAAGACGAATCAAACGAAAAAGAAGAAACCCAAGAAGAAAGTCAAAACTTCATTTTGGAGCTTGCTAACAAAATGGGTGTTGAAATTCCTGAAGGAGTTGAATTTGAAGATTCGGAAGATGGGTTAATGGAGTTTAACGATTACGTATCCGAACTAAAAGCTGATGAAAAGCTGAATGGTTGGTTAGGTAGTCTTCCTCCTGTAGCTACAGATTTTTTTGATTATCTGCAAATGTTAGGTGACAGTGCAGATGAAGAAAAAATAAAAGAGTTCTTTACAACTGTAAAACCAGAGATTGATTACAAATCTATTGATTTAACCGATGTTGTTGCACAAAAAGCTGTGATGAGAACATTGTATAAGTCACTTGATTATTCTGATGAAGAAATCAAAGATGCAATCGAAGATCTGGAAATAGCTAATACTTTGGAAAAACAAGCAAAGTTAGCAGCTGGTAAACTTGCAGTTCGTCAAGAAAAGGAAAGAGATGTAATGCTTCAAAAAGAAAGGCAACAAGCCCAAATGAGAAAAGAAGCAATACAACAGTTCTTTGGAGGTGTAAAACAAGTTATTGAATCCGGAAAAGTAAATAATTTTACAATTCCTGTTCAAGAACGTAGAGCAATATTTGAATACGATGCAAAAGGTCAATTTATGGAAGATTTAAATGCCGTATTAAAAGACCCAGCAAAACGTGTTGAATTAGCTATTGCTCTAAAAAATAAATTCAATCTTGATAAATACGTCAAGACTGCTGCTGCAACTCAAAGAGCTACATCTTTAAAAGATAAAGTTAAGAGTTCAAACAAGTTGAAAGGTGGTAACACTTATGACAGAGTAGTAAATGACGATATTGATTGGGATGATGTTGGTAAATAAAATTTTTAAAAACAAACAATAAAGTATGGCAAGAATTATCACAAGTCAAACATGGAATGAACAAATGGTATCTAACGATGCTTCGTTAGCTAAAGCCCTTTTGCTTCAACCTGAAAAAATCACTCCTGTTCTTACTTACCTGATGGGTAACGAAGATAGCAGGTTTCCTCTTCACTATTTATCAGAAGGTATGCGTTCAACCGTAGAAATCGAAGGTGACGAATACGAATATGATATTGTAGGAAGATTATTTAAAGCTGTTCCTCTAGCAGCTGCAACTACAACTGTTAATGCTGGTATTGGTTTCTCAGAATTTGTTCTGAAATTCCAAGAAGGTATTTTCCCTGAAAAGTACACCATCCTTTCTCCTAAAGGTTACCAATTGGTAATTACTAATCGTAGACAAGCTGCTGGTTACTGGGAATATACAGTTAAAATTGCTGGTGCTAAATCAACTTCTGAGTTTATCCCTGCAAGTGAATTACAAGCTGGTGCTCTTTATGCATTAGGTTGGTATGCTGCTGCAAGCTTTGGTTCAAGAGGTTCTGAGTCAACAACTACATCTCCTTACAAAGTTCGTGGTGACGTATCTACTATTCGTAAATCTTACAAATGGGAAGGTAACGTAAAATACCGTTCAGCTAAAGGTATCGAATTAGGTACTAAAGGTGGAGGTACTAAACAACTTTGGTGGTCATTTGAAGAATGGCAACACAACTTGTCATTCCGTAGGGAATGTGAAACCAATTTCTGGTATTCAAAATCTAACCGTGACCAATTTGGTCAAATCTCTGAAAGAGATGAGGAAGGTAACATGATTATCCGTGGTTCTGGTTTGTTGGAGCAAATTATCAATAAAGATACTTACTCTGAACTTACTGCTGAGAAATTGAAGCAAACCATTCGTGATACTTTCTTTGGTATGTCAGATGCTGAAAACAAACAAATCACTCTTTTCACTGGAACAGGTGGACGTGATGCATTTGACCAAGCTATGAAAGCTGAATTGCTAGGTGCTGGTTATATCAAACTTAGTGACAGACATTTCGTAACAGGTGGTGGTTACAACTTGAAGTTAGGTGGATACTTTGATACCTATCAACACGTTGATGGTTATACCATTAACATCGTAACTAACCGTCTGTATGATGATGGACCTGCTGCTAAAGGTTTGTTCCATCCAAAAACAGGTCTTCCTTTGGAATCATATCGTATGACTTTCGTTGATACTTCAGTATATGACGGTCAGTCTAACCTGATTATGATTACCAAAAAAGGACGTGCTATGGTTCGTGGTATGGTAAAAGGTATGAATGAAGTAAGTCAAAACTTGTCAGGTAATGATGTAATTTCAACTGACAAAGATGCTAGCTCATTGCATATGTTAAAAACAGGTCAAGTTGTTCTACGTAGGTTCAATACTTCTATTGACCTTCGTTGTGTGGCTGGTCTGTAAACCAAATAAAGTAGGGGGCTAAAATCCCCTACTTAACTATAGTGTAGCTCAAGTAGAGCCCTAGATTGTACTAGGAGGTTGTGGGATCGTACCCCATCACTATAGCAAATTTTAAGAATATGACAAGTAGAAAAGTAACCGTGAAACGGAAAGAGTTCAAAAGGTACGGGGTACCTGAGACTATTGCAAATGACAAAGTAACCAACTTAGGTAGTGTGATGGATAAGTACGGAAACACCCTAAGACCATTTACGTATGAAGAAGAAGATAAGTGGATGGGAGATGTAGTAAATGTAAAAGTAACAGATCCTGGTTTTAGACAAGCTGTTACAAATTGGTACAAAAACATGAGAAAGAAAATCCCACTTGGAGGTGAAACCTTAGAAATAGGGTTAGATGCAAGTGGTAATCCTTACTCAGTTGAAGATTATGCATATTATAAGTTGTTGTTAAAACATCCTTACTATGCTGAATCTGAAAATGGTGCAAATGCAGATGAATTAAAAGAGTTCTTTATAGTTGATCCTTTGGCAGAACTTGAAAAGGAAAATGAAGAAGTTGATGCTATCTCAAAAGCTTATGTAGAACTTACTAAGATTTTGGAAGACGAAACTAAGATGGAATGTGTACTTCGTACCCTTTCTGTTGAATATCCTGAGTTAGGTTCTGTAGGAGAAATAGCTGCACTTAAACCTGAAATTAAGAAAGCTAAATTAAATCAAGCTCTAAACAAAAACCCTAAGAAGTTTATGCAAGTAGCTGGAGATCCTGATTTAATGTACAAAGCTCAAATAGCTTCAATGGTAAGTGCTGGTATTTTGATACAAGAAGGTCAAAAGTATATTAATGGAACAACCTCATTGGGTACATTAAATTCAACAATAGCTTGGATGAAAGACCCTAACAACCTTTCAGATTACACAATTCTGTTAACAAGGTTGGAAGAATTTGGTGCTCCGATTAAAACTAAAGAACCAAAAAAATATAACAAAACAAAAACTGAATGACAGTAAACGATATGCATATTGCTATAGACTTGGAGTTAAACAAACTTAACTCCAATCTATACGATATTATATTACCTCAAGAAAAGGATTATTTTTTAAATAGGGCACAAGAACGTCTTATCAAACAGTACTATTCACCTAAATCTAATAAAAAAGGTGAAGGTTTTGAGATGTCTCAAAAACGTATTGATGATTTAAGAAAACTTCTTGTGCCTAATTATTATGATAAGACTTATCTTCTTCCTGTAAACGATTTTGACTATTCAAGAAAACTTCGTTTTTATTTTCCAGATAATTACATGTTTCTTGCTTCACAAAGAAGTAAGATTTATTATAGTGAATGTGGTACTATTACTACAACTAATAATATCCAAACTATAACTTACTATGTAATGGAAGTACCTTATGATCTAGATTTTAATATGTTTTATATTAAA